TCAATCCAAAGGCACAACGATTAATCCTAAAAGACTTGGATGATATTACCGAAGAGTCAGTTAATAACTGGCTTGAAGATAATGGAGACTTGTTTGGATTAACCAAGCCAGAGGTAAACGAAGAGAAAGAACTAAATCGAGCAGCCTTACGGCAGCAAGATGTAGTTACTCAACTTGGTACGTCCCCTGACCGAGCAGAAGATTTATTGAATCGAATTAATAATGCGGCTTCCGCAGAAGAATTGAATCAAATAATCTACTCTCAACAATAATTTACATAGTAATTTCACAACTCACCTAGGAGGTGAACAACAATGGCTAATGCATATACATCCTCTACTGGCAATCTCGCTGGTACCGCTGGTGGTGCAGGTCTCGTCCAAAAGGCGTATGACCGACTATTAGACTTTGCGTTGCGTTCAGAACCCCTAATTCGTAGTGTCGCAGATAAGAAGCCCACTAAGTTAGCAAACCCTGGCTCAACCGTAGTTCTACAACTATACGCAGATTTGTCTGAACAGACAACTGCTTTGACAGAATCAACTGAGCGTGACTCAGTTCAGATTGCTGCTCCAACATCAGTTACTATTACTCTTGCTGAGTACGGTAACTCTGTCCTTGTTACACGTGCTTTGGAACTATTCAGCCTTGCTGATGTAGACCCAGCAATTGCTAACATCATTGCTTTCAACCTTGCAGGTTCAATTGATACAGTCGCACAGACTGAACTTCGTGGTGGCACTAACGTCATCTACGGTGGCACACGTACTAACACAGTAACAATTGCTGCTACAGATACAATCACTTCTGCAAACATCCGTAAGGCTGTTGCTAAGTTGCGTTCAGGTCTGTCAGTTCCACGCAAGGGTTCAATGTACTGGTGTGGTATCCACCCAGAAATCTCACACGACCTTCGTGCTGAGACTGGTGCTGGTGGATGGCGTTTGCCTCACGAGTACAACTCAAATGATAACATTTGGGCTGGAGAAATTGGTTCATATGAAGGAGCCTACTTCGTAGAGTCTGCTCGTATGTTCAACGATACTGACGGTGCTTCAAGCGCCAAGGTATACCGCACAATTCTTGCTGGCAAAGAAGCAATGGCTGAAGCCGTTGCTGAAGAGCCACATGTAGTTATCGGTCCAGTCATCGACCAGTTAATGCGTTTCCGCCCAATGGGTTGGTACGGCGTTCTAGGCTTCAAGCGTTACCGCGAAGCAGCCTTGTATCGTATTCTTAACGGTTCATCAGTCGCTTAGTTGATTGACTGAAGGGCAGGGGAAACCCTGCCTTTTGGTAAGTTCATTAAGGAGAACAATGGCAACGTATACACTCGTAACACCAACCTTGGAACAAGGACACATTGGTGGTCACCGTTTGTTCACACACTTTAAGCAACGTACAAAGAGTTACACCATCATACTTAGCAGTGGTGTCTACTCACTTATACAATATCCAACCGAAGATGAATTAGCAACTTACACTGCTTACTATATGGGTGGATGTCAACACACTGGAATTAGCGATGCTATTAAAACGGCAATGATTGCTGATGGCATTGTAACTTCGGCTAACTTTACAACAGAGTAGGGACAAATGCACCAACATATTAGCAAGGTACTTGAGTGGGGATTTAGCGCAGACCATAACTTTGAAGTAGCCCTCTGGGGTTGCGTGTTATGTGATGTAACAGCAGACAAGCCATTTGAGTATGAAGAAGTTTCTATTGACCACACTCAGTGTGGACCTGATTGTTTTGGTTGCAAAGCCAAGAATCTACAGTTAAATGCAGGTGATGCTAGAGGCGATGTAATCGCAAGTGGCACAACACAAAAGAAGTGGAACTCTGAACTCGAAGCATATCGTAGTGCTAGAGCACAGGGCATCCAGCCTAACGGTACAAAAAGAAAACAGATAGAAGCAGCACATGATGCATCCGAAAGATTAGGTGCAGCATATGACGGCGGTACAATGGTACAAGCAAAAAAGTTAGACAAATCCACAGCCACAGTAATGCGAGAACTCAAGGAAGCAGGAATACAATAATGCCAAAAGTCGGAAAAATGACATTCCCATACACAGCAGCAGGCAAGATGGCAGCAAAGAAAGCAGCCTACAAGACTGGCGAGAAGATGGAATCTAAGTCTGAAAAGAAGATGGAAACTAAGATGGGTATGAAGAAGATGGCTAAGAAGCCTATGAAGAAGATGGGCAAGAAGAAGTAATGGCTACTCCTAAAAAAACTCCACCAGTTAAGTTTACTGGTTCTTTGGCAAAAGTACTTAAGCCTATTAAGCCTGCTCCAATGACACCAGAAGATAGAGCAATGTATAAACTTCTTCAAAAGAAGTATCCTGACTTATATCCAAAGAAAAAGTAATAAAGGTAGGGGACAATGGCTAAACAAAAGAAAGAAACCTTAGCAGTCGCTTGGTGCGACAATGGTATGGTAGATGGCAAGTTTATGGAAGGTGTCGTAGATACCCTTATAAACTCAGGCGTTGAGTTCTGTGGGTCACTTCGCGCTCACGGTAATCAGATAGCGCAGCAGCGAGAGATGTTAGTCAATCGCTGGTATGACAACAATAAATCTGATTGGCTACTCTGGCTTGACTCGGACATTATGATTACCCCAGAGAAGTTTCTTAAACTCTGGAATCGTAGAGATGCCGTAGATATTCCATTGCTTACTGGTGTTTACTTTACAAGTAATGAACCAGAGCAACCGTTGATGAAACCTCTAGCAACTGTCTATGAGTTTGCTGAGGCAGAGTTTGGTATTGGGATTAGACGACTAGACCCACTACCTAAGAATGCATTTATAAAAGTAAGTGCTGCAGGTATGGGTTTTTGCCTAATGCATCGCAGTGTAATAACAAGAATCAAAGAAGCATTACCAGGAGTTCCGTTCTTCACAGAAGTGGGCGCTAACAAACAGTTCACTGGTGAAGACATCTACTTCTTTGCAGTAGTCAACAAGGCAGAAATTCCTCTGTGGTGTGATACCGCTGCAACTGTAGGACATATGAAGCGATTCAATATGGATGAGAACTACTACGATGCTTTTGGTAGGGGCAAAGGTTATGCAAACTAAGTATCCTAATTGGTTTGAAATGACTGCAAAGGAAAACTTTGAGTCACAACTACTACCACTTGCTGGTAAGTTTAATCTTAGGTTCTTACAGATTGGCGCCTTCACAGGCGATGCAACTGTATGGCTGGTAGATAACGTGCTTGTTACAAAGAACTCTGTGCTAGAAGATGTTGACATTTGGACTGGCTCAGATGAAGAAGAACATCACGCTATGGATTGGCTAGACGTTGAGCGTGTATACGATTCACGTATTGCCTTTCGTCCTAATGTAATTAAGTACAAAATGGACAGCAAAGAGTTCCTTCGCTCTATTGAAGAACCAACGTATGACTTTATCTATATTGATGGAGACCATACTGCAGAAGGTGTACTACAAGATGCCGTGCTTGCTTGGAGATTACTTAAGCCAGGTGGGATTGTGGCATTTGATGACTACCTATGGGAAGACCCTAGAGGTATTGAGTTCCAGCCAGGCTGGTCAATAGATACCTTTGTAGGGGCAGTCAAAGATGAATCAGAAGTTCTATTATCAAACTCACAAGTATGGCTAAGGAAGAATAATGACAGCAGCCTGGACACGTAAAGAAGGCAAGAACCCTAAAGGTGGACTCAATGCCAAGGGCAGGGCATCTTATAAGGGTGGCACTCTCAAAGCGCCTGTAAAGGCTGGAGACAACCCACGTAGGGCATCCTTTCTAGCACGCATGGGTGGAATGCCAGGACCAGAGCGCAAGCCTGACGGCTCGCCAACAAGACTGCTTCTATCGCTTAATGCGTGGGGAGCAAGTTCTAAGGCTGATGCTAAGGCTAAGGCTGCAGCAATCTCTAAGAGAAACAAGGCTAAGAAATGAAGAAGAAATCTACAGTCAATGCTGCTGGTAACTACACCAAGCCAGGGATGCGTGCTTCTTTGTTCAAGAAAATTAAGGCTGGCTCTAAGGGTGGAGACCCTGGTGAATGGTCTGCTCGTAAGGCTCAATTGCTTGCTGTTCAGTACAAAAAAGCAGGCGGAGGTTACAAGTAATGCCATTGGCTAAATCTCAAAAGTCTTTAAAAGACTGGACTGCACAGAAGTGGAAGACCTCTGACGGCAAGCCATCAAAAGGTAAGAAACGTTATCTGCCTGCTGCTGCTTGGACTTCTTTAAGTTCAGCAGAAAAAGCAGCAACCAATAAAGCCAAGGCTACAGGCAATGCCAAAGGTAAACAATTTGTTAAACAACCTAAATCAATTGCAAAGAAAACGGCGGGATATAGATAATGAAAAATGGTTCATCAAAAACAGAATTAAAACAAGATATAAAAATGACTAAAGGTATGACTCCTGCTCAAAAATCTGCTTATATGAAAGCCGATAGAAAAATGCATGCTAAAGAATTACCTAATAAAAAAGAAATAAAAATAGGCGCAACTTTACGTAAAAAAATCATTACTAAAAAAGGATAACTAATGGCACTAGGCAAAGAGGGTAGTAGTTTAACAGCAGAATTAAATCGTCTTGCTGGTACAACTGGCAAAGCACAACAAGGTGCGGCAAACGCTTATGCTAGTACATCTGGTTTAGGAGTAATTGCAGCCCTTAACATTAAGGCTAGTGGCTCACGTCAACCTTCTGAATACAAAGGACTTAATGCTGTATGTAATGAACTTGCCTCTACTACTGGTAAGTCTGCTGTTGCAGCCCTAAGGAGCATAAACGTATAATGACTACATTATTAGATATGATTAATGAAGTGTCAATGAACCTTTCAGGTTATACACTTCAACAAGACCGCGCTACTCACATTACTGCAGATGTAGCAGCAACCGCTTCAACTATTGCTGCACCCATTACTCTATCCCTTGCATCTACCGAC